ATGACAAATATCCACAAATCAGCAAGAGTTGGTATGCCCATTGGGAGAATCTAAACACGTTCTTTGCCTATCCCGAAGATATCCGTAAAGCCATTTATACGACGAATGCAATAGAATCCCTCAACAGTGTGCTCCGCCATGCGATTAAAAAACGTAAGGTATTTCCAACGGAAGATTCTGTGCGTAAAGTTATCTATTTGGCGATTGAATCAGCTTCAAAAAAATGGAGCATGCCGATTCAAAACTGGAAACAAGCGATGAGTCGTTTTATTATTGAGTTCGGTGACCGCCTGGACGGCCACATTTAATGAAAGGCAAATACACAGAATTATTTACAGGGTCATAGAATTTCAAAGGGCGAAAAACTTTATTCTTTTCTTCTCAGGGGAGAATACTACAACTGTAAATAAATATTATCATTTGCAATAGTACAGTAGTAATCTCCCTTTTCACCATATAGCCCGATGCTAACAAATGAGGGAAAATGTCCCCTCGTTTCATACCATGAGCTTATATGTAAAGAATTCTATTTTTAGGAGGATTGCCCAGCTATTAGCACTTTGCTATAACTCATGCTTTTTGAACATCCAGGAAAACCATAAATTGTTTATAAAAACAGGAATTTTCCAATGTTAAAGTAGTTTTACATCTTGATTTTTTATCTTAAGAGCTATCTTACTTTCTCTCGTTACTGTTATATCTTAGTGATATTTCTATATTCTGTTTGTTCTTCTATAATAGAAGTATTCAGGTTTTCAAAAATACCAGAAAATTCTGATTCACATGATGAAAAATATATTGTATGGTATCCATAGAGAGTTTAAATAGATGTAGAGATTGAATCTCAGTGTCTCTTATTTTTTTGAAGTTAAACTATCTTTACTATTTTTAAATTTACTATTGATATTCAGATATGAAACTCATAAAAAACCATCTAATTAGACTACTATCAGCTGTTGCTCTCTTTAATTTTTTGATTTTTAACTCATATAGCTTCAAGTTCTTGTTTAAAAATAAGAGAAGTATTACTGTACTTTTCATTTCTCTATTATTAAACGAATTTGCTATGTTTTATAGTGCTATCCTTATATCACTCTTGGTATAGCTCTCATTTATGATTGGAGGTAAAATCATCATGAAAAAAATAATTATTGTAGGTTATGAGCTTAGTGGTTTTGGTGGCACAGAGACTGTTTGTAAAAAATGCGTTTCCTTACTTTCTAAACATAATGCAGATGTAGATATTAGTTTTATCTTTTTCAAAGAAAATAATAAATTTTCTAATGACACTTGGCTAAAAGGAATAAAGTTTAAACGTATCTTTTCGGAAATCAGGAATCCAACACTTCGCCGAATTCATTTTGTGTTGCAATTTTCAAGGCACATCAAGCAAGAGAATCCTGACTTGATTATTGCCATTTCTACACGGGGTTGTTACATATCCAACTTGGCTAGGAAAATTTCATTCACAAAAATACCTATATTTTCTTGGGTTCATCTTTCCCTATATTCCGCGTATAAAGCAATATTTACACTCAAAGCAGATTACCACTTGTCCATTAGTACTGGTAATACCAATTATCTGATTAACATGGGAGTTCCTGATAATAAAATACATACAATCTTTAACCCAATATCAAGAACACCAATAACTATTACTCGTCCTAAAAATATATCGAGATTTATCTATGTAGGAAGAATCATTGCAAAAGAAGGGAAAAATATACAAAGTATGTTCCATGCTCTTTCAAAAATTAAAGGAAACTGGGAATTACATGTCTTAGGATCAGGGGATGATATAAACATTCTACAATCATTAGCAGTTAATTTGAATATAGAACAAAAAATTTCATGGCATGGCTGGCAAGAAAATCCTTGGGACTATATTGTCAATAATATAAAAGAAGTAACTGCGCTATTACTTACATCAACACATGAAGGCTTACCAATGGTACTTGGTGAAGCTAATTCCTATGGTATTTATTGTGTCAGTTCTGACTGCAAAACAGGCCCATCAGATATTATTCAAAACTCTATAAATGGAACTCTATATCCTGTTGATAGACCTGATGTATTGGTAAATCTCTTGCAAGATATTGTTAACGGAAAACCACTACCTAACAGTATTGATATAAAGAATGCGATAGAAAAATTCTATGATGATAATTATTTGAGCAGAATTGAATCCGCATTGAATATTTATTAAATACCAGGGATTAACTAACACTTTTTCAGTTCTCTATGTTTAAAACTTTTTTATCAGAAAACGATGAAAAATCAAGATGATTCCGGAGTAATACTAAACTGTCTTATTATTGTCATCGGGCTGCATAAGCAGCCCTTATTGTTATCATTCTGGTATTTCCGGCCATTTAATATTAGGGGCTAATGAAACATCAACCCGGCTCAGTAAGACCACATACTTTTTCCATTCAGGCAACAGTGCTTGTTCTTCTTCCGAAGCCAATTCAGTATCAACAGCATATTGGAGCAACGTGATGGTTTCATTAGCTTGCTTGCTCAGTGTGTCTCGCAATTGTTCTGCCTGCTCAATCTCACTATCTTTTATTGCTGTTGCGTCAGTCACCCATTTCGAGCCATCCCATCGATCAAAATGAGTAACGGGTTGTTTGAATGTTAGGGTATCGGGTAATTCACCCAGCTCAGTAATTTCTTGCGGCAAACGAGTTTGTGTGTTGTAAGCTGTTTTTCCGCGGTAGTCTGGGACAGTTTCCCAGTAATTGCCGTCTGCTGTACGCCTAACCGCCATAGAATCAGATTCAGGCAGTATCGGGGCATCTGTATAGGAACTGGCCGGTATGCCTATTCCTTTCATCAGATATTCGGGTGTCGCGCTGATAAATTCTCTTGAGCCAGGTGCTGCATGATAGATTGTTAGCCAACCGGCTTTTTCAGCCAATCCATCTTTTCCTAATATTGCTGCTTCTGGTTCTAATGAATATTTTTGTTCTGTCATTATGCTGCCCTCACTATGTAGTTAAATGCAATGTTGCGGGGGCGGGTTTCTGTGCCACCCGTGTTGTTAGTTGGCTGTAGATCTCGGTGATTTCCATTACCTCTTCCAGCGCGATCACCCCATGAGCCCGAATCATCCGCGTTTAATGTATGGTTATGTGATTTGAATTCATCAGTTTGCCACGACAAAATCCCACGACCACGATCCACACCGCGCCCATCATCCCAGCCACGGATAAATTCACCCCGTAAATCGGGTAATACGCCTGATGGATAAGCGGTTGCTAATTTGGGATATAGGGATTTGTTAAATGACTGACCGTTGCATGTAAAATAACCATCGGGCGCAGTAGGTAACGGCCATGGAATAGGAGCACCAACTGGGATGTTATGAGGTATGTTATTGTTTATATAGCTATGTAAGTCACCCCCCCATATTGAGCCTGTAGTGTTTCCGTCTGCGTAGTGAACAGCACTGCCGATATTAACCGTCCCCTGCGTGAAAATATCGCCGTTACGCGTATTAAAAAAAATTCGTGTCTTCTGATCTATTGTTGCTCTCAACCCGATACCAAACCACGATATAAGTTCAACATTATTCCCATCAAAACTAGCCGCATCTTTTGTGCCTGCTTGCATACCGCCGCTACCGGCAATAAATGATTGAGCAATCAATTGTGCGGCATTTACTTTCCCGTCCGGTGATACTGTCAACACACGCTTCGCATTAATATCTACAGCATATCCCAAGGTGTCTACGCTACCACCACGCATAATACCCGTTTTAATATAATTGTCGTACCAGGCATAACTTGTAAACGCAACCAGCGTACTTGTCGGTTTCCCACCAGATTCAGAAACTAACATTGTTGCATTACGTTCGTTTGGAATCGTCTCGACTTGTTTAAATCTAAAATACTCTGGATAATTTCCACCATTGGCTGATACTGCCCCCACATCCCCGGCAGAAGGTTTATTGTTTGGACTGTAAACACGGTGTCCACTTTCATAAATGTGTCTTTTCGCCCATATATCTTGGCTAGATACAACATCCGTACCGTCTCCAGATTTCACATATCCAGTCGCATCCACATTCCCATTTACAACACCGCCCGATTTTGGATATGCATTCCTGGCCAATTCCACCGTTTCCACTAAACCAAGATTTAGTAAAAAAATGAATTAACTATGAGTAAATTACGAACATGTTTCAAGTAATAAACAAAAAAATAATCCAAAACATATCATTGAGAGTCTCTGTTCTGGATATTTATACATCACTATCACTAACAGATGTCATCACTTTAGAGAATTATAATTTTTCTGTTTCTAATCATACGGCAGACTGCAATATTTAGTGGATTGGGAACTCACATAATAAAAATTTTCTTGAAATTAGACTTTATATTTAGTTTAAAAGAAAGATTCTGAAGATAAGGAATAAATAGAATTTCAAAGTGTAAAAAACTTAAGTCTGTATATTATTACAGTATAACAACTAATGCATTTTATACGGACGAATGGAAATAGGATTATACCCAAGAAACTTCAAGATGCAGTTTTTAGCACCTGAAAATGGTCATTAATTCTCGATGTCAGCGAGTGAGCCCGCTTATAAACTCACTTTTACTAGGGATATCTGCCCCGTTTTGGTTTTTTGCCAGTCTATTGTTGGCATTATTATTTGCGTTTGTTGCATTGTTGTTTGCATTTGTCGCGTTAGTGTTAGCTCCATCGATTGATTGATTTAACTCATTCCATACGGTATGCATTAATGATGAGGTCGGTACCGTATTCCCCACATCAGCAACCTGATTACTTAGCCGCACTATCCCCTTTTCAGTCAACGATGCATCAGGAACGCCACTTAATTTTCCCTCCGCGATTTTTCTAACGTCATGCACCGCTTTAGGTGTTGCCGCCTGATCTTCGCTGTCAGAATTTGTCGCGCTGTTGAGCTGCGATATGCCTTTCTGCGTAAGCGAAGCAGCCGGGATTTCTGTGGTAATTTTTTGTTTTAATGCCAAATCTAACTGTTGGGTGAGTTTTTCTAAATCACCATCATCAATAACATCCTCGCCCGTTTTTTCTGCAATATATTTCCCAATTACCGCAGCAATGATTGAGGATTGCCGCCAAACTTTATTTAATCGCTCACTCCTGGCAATTCCTGATTTAAATCCCTCTTCAATAAAATCAGCATTCTCGTATTCTTCTTGTGATAAAGTATTTGCGTTTTCACCCGTCGCAAATGCCTTAAAATCATTTTTCGCCATTTCTAACCCTCCACTATATGGTAATTAACCGTTATCCCCATAGGTTTAATCGAGAGATAACCTTGATGGATGATTTCTTTAGTAATATTACTAATTACTTTACCTTTTACCGTCACGGTAAATGACATATCCAAGTTATCTTCAAAAGATATGGATATGTTGTTATTTGAATGAATAAAACTCAGGATGTTATTAAGTGATTCAGCCGTTCCATCCCAGTTGTTTGCGCCTATTTTAGCTTTGATAACTATCCGATAATTATCATCATCTAACTTGACATAACTTTTATCACTATCAAACCGCCCTTTCCATTTGCCACTATCAAATCCCAATTCAGGAATATCAAAGGAGAAGTAATAGTATTCAATCGGGGTTTGAATCATTCGATTTCTTCCTACCCATTCTCCAATGATATCAAGCTGTTTGCCCTCCGCTTTGTCAAGATCAAAACTGCTAATCAGTAAATCAGTTGTAGACGCATTCCCGTTAAATATATCAGTAACAGCTTCAAGCATTCTGACGTATTTTTTACCTTCCATGTGGTAAGCCGGTATCATCTTCATATATTTATTCATTCCAGCACCGTCACTATTTTAATATTTTCAGGTGAACAGGTCGGCGCTTCATTAAAGGCTATATCAATGTTAGCCGCCCCGATTGTTGATGCTGATTTACCTGCCGCCACAGACAATACTTCATATGTCTGGCTGCCGTTTTTATTACATAAGTTTGCCGGTACAAATAAACGAGTAACATATATTCCATCACCAATATAAAGTGAGTTGATATAGTTAGATACTTCTGTCCGAATATTATTTCCAATGTCCGATGTGTATCCAATAAAAGGTTTAATCTGAACTTCAATATAAATTGGTACCAGCGTTGGACGATAGAAGTTAATCGTTTTTTTATTGCCAGTGTTATCCGTGACAATTTCAGAGGTGGTGCCAAATGTCGGTATGCCCGGTGTTTTCTTTATCAAAATGGTTTGAGCAATTTCTTTCGAGTCTCCTCCATCAATGACAATCGCAATACTGTGCGCCGGTATGCCGTTTTCATCAGTTTCATCCGTGTCGTTGTCATATCCCTGATAACGCGAAACACCATGCAGATTGGCAATAGCGCCGATCAGGCCATCCATAATAGTCCTCGAAGGTAAAGCAACCGAAACCGCTTGTCGGATCCTCAGTTCCGCATCGGTTTCAATACCCCGACCAAGTGTAGCGGCTACTGGGTTTGTTACTGTTTGCCAGCCCAATGTTGGTGTAGCAATCTGATTAATTGTGTGAGGCAGTGCGCCAATAGCGCCTGTTTTTTGACATACAGCCGTTACAGTAGCCAGTCCATGCGTGTCTATAGTGACTTCATCCGGTAGTGACCAAGTGTTTCCTATATCATCCCGCACAGAGGCATTACGGATAATGGTACCCGCTCGACCCGTTATTAAAACATCTACCGTCGAGTTACTGGGGCTTTTTCTGGTAATGCCGTTGATTTTGACATTACGAGAAAGCCCCTCACCTACCGCTGTTGCCGGACTAAATGAGTTATAAGAGGCTATGAATGCGTTGTTACAACCATGAACCACATAAGCAATCAACGATAAAAAAACACCGTCTTTGCTGTCAGATTCAATGTAAATATCTTCTCCGTAGATATCTCTAAATATTGTCTTCCAGCCATTTAAAATAGTTTGATAGTCAGGGGCGTTGATCCCGTTTTTATTAATGGCAGGTAACATTGTGTTGATAATATTTTCATACATCAGCCGTTACTCCTGTCTGTCCATAAATCGTGTCAATCGTGACTGTAATAGTGATTTTTCTTGTGTTGGGGTTTCTTTCACTGCGATAGTGGATAATGTTTGATACACCTTGCGTTTGCAGGATTCGCTGTCTGATGACCAAGTCATAAAAACCCGATGTGCCTTTACCTAGCACTTGGTCGTAATCGGTTCCCTCTTGATTATCAAGAAACCATTCGCCACTGCGCAGCATCAAACGTGTTTTCACTGCCTGCGCAACCGCCTCCGGTGAATTGATAAGAAAACCCGCTTCACCACGACCAAATATATAGTCGTTGTCAATTTCTCTTCTGTATCTCATTGGGGTTTCCCCGAGTTGCTTCCACCCGATTGCACACCACTATGGACGTGGTTTTTAAGGCTAATTCCTGCTGCGGTCACATCGTTGTTCACAGTAACCGGGCCTTGCAGGGTTGCAGTACCACCACCAGCCCCCATTCCCTGCGATAAGTTGCCGTTAATGGTGACGTTGCCGTTCAGGATGATTTCAGGTGAGGTAATTTCGGTACCACCATTTGCGGTGGCAGTAAGTTTTGCCGGTGTGATAACCGTGACGTTATGACTGTTGGGATCGAGTTCAATATACGCCGCGCCATCATCTGTTCTCAGTTGCGCGGCGCTTGTGCTGATACCCGCTATTTTTTGTTGCTGTGATTGTGGGCCAATAAGCGCAAATCCATCGGATAGGTTATGCTGCCGGGGATCTACTGGTTCTTGTATGCCACCCGATTGCCACCAGTAATCAATGCAACGATCAGCAAACACAACCAGGCATTCATCACCCACTTTTACCGGGAATGTTAGTGTCACTCCTCCGCCTCTTGGGAATACAACAGGGACATCTACCAACAACGGTAAGGATACGGATTCCTGTTCCCCGTTCTTTTTCCTGATTTTCCATCTGATAGCCGGTTGGGCTGTAACTGTTACCGCATCAGCATCAAATGATTGAATAATGCAGGGCAGAGAAACATACAATCCGGCGCTAATCACTTCTTGCATAGAAAAAAAGACCGCTTCGGGTCTATTTAGTCGTTCGTCAGTATTTATCATCAGCTTTCTACCTTACCTTTGTTACCAGTTGATTGATTCAGCAGGGTGTGATCGCTCTTAGCGATACACATCATTTTCATGTACCACTCGGTTTCGCGGGTGTCGCCGGAATAATTTATATTGAAGACAATGTAATCACCGTCAGAATCCAATGCTGCCGGTTGTTCTTTTGAATCCTTATGTACAGTAGAGGGATCAACCGGTGTGATTGAGCGGTTATCCAATCTAATTAATGTACCTGGACGGATATTCGGATTAATTAAGCACGTAACGTTAATACCTGAGCCGATAGTCTGTTCAGGCATACCAATCAGACCCGTTTTTAATGTGAGTACAACGGCTTCAGTTAAGTATTTATTTTTAGGCACAATATGTAACTGGTTATCTTCATAGCGCCAGTTAGCATCACATTGTTTCGCCAGGTCAGAGACTGCATTACGGTGCATACCAAAAAGCACTTTTCCTCTGGGTGAGGTTGATTTTCTGAATTCAGGGCGCAGGCCAGCAGTAATGCCATATTTGGCAATATCTCGCATCAGTAAGTGATCTAAATCTGCTTGAGAATATCCAGCCGCAATGGTGGTATTCACTGTCGCATAATTGTGGGGTTCATCTCCGTCTGCCGCCTGAATAACAACGCAAGTATCCGTTGGGCTATCCCTTTTTACATGGGTGTACTGAATTTGACCTGAAAATATTTGTCCTGAGTTTCCTTTGTAGCCCGCCACAAATTTAATCGTTTTGAACTCATTTTTACGCAATTTATTACTGGTTTCGTTATTCAGATTATATATCGTGAAAATACCCGTAGCAGGATAGGAAGATTCCGTTATGCTGATATCAAATTTGATCTTCAGGTTTGATAAATCTACTTTTTCACCCTGTTTGTCGATAACAATAAGGTGACATTCTCTTATCCACTGTTTTGACATAATTCACCCAATTAATAGAAAAAAATCGCAATTAAGCGATATGTGTAATAAATTATTATCAAGTTAATTTATTACAAAATATAATTTATCCTCTTTACCAAGATTATTCCTGAAAGATTTTTCCTGGTTTATATCACCATAAAAAATTAATGAACCGTTAAAACCAAGATGACGATATTGTTCAAGTAAATTAGTCCCAAAAACCAGTGGTAAACCGGTGACTATTGGCTCACTGTCCGGCGTCATAATATCCAGAATCCAACCCGCAATATCACGCCAAATGAGTCTCATTTTATAGTTAATACCATCCAATTGAATATCGAATTGTTGATTTATCGGTGATAAAGGAATTTCTACAATCCCAGCCATTTTTTACCCCGCTCTATAATATAATCAAGAATAACTCGTGGTAATGACGGCTTCACCGTGACTTTAGTTCCTACATTAATCACAGGTGCCGTATCTTCAGGATGTTTCATATTTTCAGCAGGCGCTGCTTGTTCTGTCGATGTTTCAACAATAATGATTTCACGCAGGTTTAAAATCACTGAAAGAACATTTTCACTGGTTTTATCCGTTGTGATTGTCATATCTTTAATTAACATATTTTTATATAAGCGTTTCCCCGTTGCGACATCAAAAGGTTTATGTGATGCCCTAAGGTCAAGTAACTGTTGATACACCGCGCGCGGGCTATCTCCAAGGCTTAACCCGGTAGAAATATCAAATACCTTTGTGGTATCAATAACATCAAGTAGCGAACCGCCACCAGCAAAACCTAGCTCCATTCTCACTTCTGATGGACTATCATAAGCATGATCACTGATTGTCACCCCCTGTTGGACTGGATGATCCGTTATATTGGATGTATCCGTATGTGTTTCTGAAATAATGACACTCGGTACAATGGCACCTATTTTTCTCGTTTGCTGAGAAAACATCACTGATAATATATCCATTGTTATCTCACTTGTGTTTGCATATTTCTAAGTAACATACTGTGAGTGCGTTCTACCGTTTCTCCAGTAAGTCTTGCCGCTTCTCTGGGGGATTCAACGCCATTAATCTCAATATGATAGTTTACTTCCCCAATCCCATTCATATTATTATTGCCAGCAGGAATCAGCGAACTCAGCATGAAATTGTGAGTCACTCCCTGATGATTGATCATACTGTTGATATTCGTCATTGCACCGCTGAGCATATGAGGATCAATGGAAATGTTTTTCCAATAATTAGCAATATTATTTAGATGCTTGGTTAAGCCTAAAGGTTTATTCGCTGGCGGTGGCACGCCGAGAATCGCCGCCCTAATAAATTCTGGTGAATAGGGATTACCACCAATCTCCACTACCATCATTTTATCAATCAACCTTTGCATCACGTTAGGATCAGTTAAATCAAGGAACGCATCCTTAGAAACTCCCATCATTTTAGACACGCTAGCAATGTATGCTTTAGTCTGATTACCGTCTTTTGATGGCGCCCATGTCGGGATAATACTGGCAATGGTTTGTAGCTTTTTTCCTGTGGTCTTGCCACTAAAATAACGTCTCAGCTGATGAGCGGTGGCTTTTAATCCACTATATGCATCTGGAAACTTAGCGAATCTGTGTCCGGGGCTATCCTCACGGACTGCCCCTCTCTGATGCACAAAGTTCATATTTAACGGGTTGTTATTCCTGGCCCCTCTGGAAGATATTAGTTTCTTTAGTCTTGCTGCTGTAAGCTCAGTGTTAAAAATGTCCATCGACTGATTAACTGTAGCCTTTAAACCGTGATGAACATCAGGCTGCTTAATAATTCCAGCTTTATGATGGTCTTTATTGAATAACTTATTCTTGCGTTTCTTTTTCTCTTTACTTGATTGGCTTGATACCTTTCTGGGAATATCAGCAATTTTTCGGCTGTGATCTTTATCAATGATAGGTTTACCGCCATCAAGCTGTTTTTGATAGTTGGGAATATCAGTAACTTTCTGACTGTGGCCTTCATCAATGACAGGCTTACTACCATCAAGTTGTTTCTGATATTTTTCGTAATTATCTTTGCTAAAAAACGGTGTCAAATCGGAATCCATATAAAGCCCATGCGTTGACATCCAACTATTAAGTTGATCAAACGTTAACAGTGGTTTTTTATCTGCCTCACGCTCTTTTCGTCGCCGCTGTATGGTTTCACCCACGGTTTCGTGATTTTTCTTTGCTTCTTCTTGTAATGCATTTAATCGACTATTAGGGTCGAATAATATTCCCAGCGTAATTTTTTTTCCTGTGAGTTTCCATAATTCATTCAGTGTTTTCAATAAGCCGTTCGCTGAGGCTTCCCCTTTGTTTAACCATTTAACTAATCCCCCAATCGCATTAAATATGTCATCACTATCAAGTGTGTTGGTATTTTGATTGGTACATCCCATCATGGCTTTTAATCGTTGCTCACTTATCGATGTTATCAAAGAAGACGTATTAATATGCCCGCCATTGGTATCATGGCACGGAATATCAATCTTCGGTAGAAAGCTTTCTACACTTCCATTTCCTTCCGCCTGACTAACACTCTCATTAATAGGTTTAATTTTTTCAATCGTTGGACCTGTTTTCTGTAACTGTCCGTAGAGTTTGTCCAGTCCATTAGCTATTTGAGCGATAAAATTAGCTACTGCTGACGTTGCATCTTCAATTTCCGCCCTCATTTTGAGAACATTGGCTGTTACTTCGGTGATAACAGCGATAAATTTACGCTGTCCCACCTCGTCGACATCAAACTTAAGTGATACCAGGAAATCTCTCATTGTTTCAGCGTTATTACTCATTTCGCCACCTCTCTATCATGGCCTCATTTTCCGATTTAACATCAAGGGCATCATTCATCAATGCAATATCAGCCAGGTCAAGAACACCGTCTTTTAATGATTCATAACGGCACATGCCCGCAATGACTGGGCGTAACAGATAATCACGCCCTTTCGGGAGAGTTTCAAAATTTAGGCCAGGTTGTCCTGGAATTACACTTCGCTCTCTAATAGGGCGGGAAAAAAATTTCCCAATGAATCTCGGATAATAAAACCGACAATTTTAAGCAGTTCCAAACCATCGATGTCATCGAACATCAATAACTGACCATCAGGTTCATAAATCTTGCTCCATATGCCATTCTGTTCACGGGAAACTATTGATAAGCAAATATCATTAATTTCATACCGGTTGGATTTTCCCAGCGCCGTAATGGATTCAACCAAATAAGGAATCAATTCTTCAAAGCTGGTCGCGCTATTATCATTTCTGTCTGCAACAATCTTTTGCATCAATGGCCCAAGTGCAGGAATCGCTGGAGATAAAGCCACCGCCAAATCCTGTTGCTGAAAAGCGTTCAGTTTGCCACTGCGATATTTTTTACCGTCAATTTCAAATTCCATAAACTCCCCTTAAAACTTAACCTAAAACCGCCTAAGTCACCGAAGCATAAAACTGATTATGAATATGCAGACAAATGCCTCGGTGAGTTTCAGCGTTTGTAAAGTAAACTTGTTAGAATGTGCCTAACATGATGTCGATTTTCCCGCAATCAAACACCCAGGCAACGGTATTACCTGCTTTGGAATTCTGTAAATCCGGCTGTTTTTGAAAGGCGACAGAACGTGCAACAACAACGTCGTTACTCTCCTTGTTTCGAATAACAATCACGTTATTCCCCCATGCTGCTGATGAAAGCGATTGTGTGCTAAGCATCGCGTTCAATTTTGCGTTTACCGGGCTGGTTTTAAGCAAGTTAACCGTAATGGTTCCAGATTTGGTAGCGTGCAGTGAATGCATGACTTCACCATCTGCACCTGTGATCATGGTGTTTTTGCTTTCTGACATCGTCACTATGATGCCCTCGTCAGAGAGGGCCGCGCCGTTACCAAGATCAAAAGAACCCCCTACCCCTGTAATAGAAGCAGAGACATCAAGAAAAGAGTACGTAGCCATTTTCAATCCTTATCTGTTTACATTAATGATGACATCAGCGTAATGAACAGCGCCTGCTAATTTGATAGCGCACTGAATAACCGGTGCTTTTCTGGCTTCCCTGTCAGCTTGTGCCTGTGTTGCAATTGGCGGTGCATAGACGTAGTAACCTTTTGTCAATGTTGCCCCAGTATTCAGCGCACCAATCGGATCACCACCCCATACGCCATGAGCGATCAACCCATTCGTCACGGCTTGAGCAAGTGACTGTTCAACGTTAGTCAGTAGGCGTGTAACACCTTCATCGGTTTGGGGAATTTTGCTAGTACTGGTGTAAAGCAGGTTATAAAGATTGTTCTGAACGTAGTTCTGCAACCAGTCCAGGCCGTGACGTTCATCAATGAAATCACCGTTTGCCATGACGCCTTCCTGAATAATGGCCGTGTCATTGTTATATTTAACAAAAACATTGCCGTTTTTCTTCTTCAATGCATTAGCTTGGGTTGCGGTGAGATTTTCCGCCGTAACCGCAGGTTCTTGTTTAAATTTCAGGGTAATAGTGGTGTTATTGCCATTGAAATTGACGGTAAACATACGCCCCATCAGAGAAGCTACGATGTAGGGTTTCCCCGTTGAATATTGCCAGAGTGTACGCTGATAGTTTCCTGCTTTCAGTTTTGATCCGATATCCGTATCAACATCAGCATCCAATACCGCTGTTTTTTGCACCGTATGCCCATAGATTCGAGAAACAGATGCCGATTCAATGTAGTCAGCTACAGACAGAATATCTTCATCTGTCCGCGTGTCGTCAGCGATAACCAACCCATACCAACCACTAGACGCAGCACCCAATATTGCTACTGCCTCAGCAATCGTTTCTGCTGCGGTGGGTTCGATAATCGTAGCGCCAGATTCTCCGTCTAATTTTAGTAAATCACCAATGTACGTTCCGCTAGCCTGTGAAACATAACCAATAGCGCCCGCAGAATTTGATGCCACAGTGAAACGTGCGGATGAGCTATCATATATCACTGAACAATCTTTCAGCTTTTCCGCTACCCGTTGAGCAACACCATTAAGATTTGTTTCTTTACTAAAATCGATATCGCTACATATCACCTCTTCACCGTTAAGCGTTAACTTAAAAGAACCATTTGTAACAGCAGTAAATTTACTCAGCGTTTGTTGTTGCTTCGTCAGTACTGCTCCTTGCAAAGAGGCTCCAATATTGTTCTTAGCCCAGCGGCCAATATATAAATCGACAGGGCGTGGTGACTGGGAGTAATAAAGCGCCGCGGCTTGGTACTCTGGCGTGTCCATACCGAAATCTGCCCCTACGCCATCGATATCAGAATATTGGCGTAAACGCTCATGGGGGTTGATCACGTTGCTTGCACCAACAATCAGCAACGCACCAAAGTTCCTGGCCTGAGCCGCATGAGGAGCCATATTCAACGTGACATTGATAATGTTTGAAACAGGTAAACCCTGCATAATTTAATCTCCAAAGAATTTGACAGGCGCTTCTACCAGTGATTTCACACCGTATTCACGCACCACTTTTCGCCGCAAGGTGATCGTCATGTCATAACGACGCACCCACTGGTTATTGATAAGCTCAGGTAAAGAAGTCAGCCGGGTATATTTATCTACTGAAAGACCGAAACACCTCAATTCGTCATTGTTCTGACTAACCGCCAGCCCGTCACGAAAACAGGTGCCGTACCGCTGACAGTTCGGACCATAAAACGAAATCAAACATTCGATTTCTTCATAACGCCATAACTCAGTACTTTCGTCAGTTTGGTTCTCAAAGGCCGGAGATACGTCCGAAATAAAGCCCGTAATACCAAAATCACACCCATCATCTTCCGATAACAGTGGTGATTGTGATGATGTCCATCGGGAACGCACTTTATTGTCAGGCAAACCAGAAACACCACACACCCAATGACGCAGTGTGTGTTCCAACTCATCATCGTACTCAGGCCCTGGAGTGACAGGCGTTAACCAACCAGCTTTATCACTACCGTTGCTCATCAAAAATACCTCCATCAAACAGCAATAATCGCAATGTAGCTGAATGAACCAAGCTCTCTATGAAGGCTTAGTTTCCAGCACCAGGTTATGATTGATTTAATAGGGATACCGACCGCAAAGAAGTAAAAAATATGCGTAAATAATTCGCGGCGGCAAATAGGCAAATACAAAAAAAGGCCGCAACGCAGTGCAGCCTTTTCAATTATTATTTAAATTTTTACTTATCTATCAACGCATAACAACCCATACTCTAAGACGCTCATTCATATCACACCGTCTCTTACATAACTTGGATTTTTTCAATTGAACTTAATGAATTAAGCGTTATTTTCCCGATTTTCTACATGAAAAAGCCCCGATAAAAATATCGAGGCTTGTTGGTTTCTGTGCTTATTCGCAACTTTAACCGGTTAGTACACTACCATAGCTTTTTGCGTACGCACAAGCTTTTTGCACTCTTGTATTTCATTATCCATTTCTAACGTGATATCAAGCATGGCCAAACATCCCTGTACAAAGCTTTCGCCCTTTTGCAATCGGGAACGTACTTCAATATCTGATACCTCAATTAAACGAGCTATTGACCGTTTAGAAAGACCCAAGGCATAGTACATAAATAAAACTTCAATTTCTTCAGACTTATCTACCGTCTTAAGCCTTGCTATACAAGCATCAATGATCAAACCATCATTATCGCAGCAGGAAGGGCGCGGTGGGCGAGTTGACGTAATCAGACCTTTAAACCCAGCAGCGATCGACGGCCAATTAACACCTGTGGCATCATTAGCCCAGCCGCCCCAACGCTCTAGAACTTGTTGAATATTGCGCATACGTTTTTACCTTAATTTTTAGTAACAAATAGTCGTAAAAATTATTTTCGTAATGGGTCTCATGCATCCCTGTATTCGACATGATAACAAATTTCTCATGCTCTATTTCTTGCGTTTCTTTGTTGCTTAACTATATCGTCTAAATATATCTTCTTACTTAATCTGTTAAATATAAATACTATCTAACTACTATTCCTGCCAAGATTAGTCTCAGAGGAAAATATAATATTGTGGTTAATACAACTAGTTATAAAGTGCTTATCATCCTCAT